TTGCGGTGGCAGCGACCCCGGGGTGGTCACAGGTTCACCGGCCCGGACCGTCGGGCCCGGCCGGTGAGCACACCCTGCACCGCCCGGGCGATCGCGTCCGGATCGCCGACCCCGACCTGGATCGTGACCTGCGGACCGGCCGCGGACACCGCACCGACCGGGCCGCCGGACCGCAGCGACCGGCCCGCGGTGGTGCCGCCCGGGACGGCCATGTTCTGCCCGGGCAGCGACACCGACGGGATACCGATCACCGGCAGGGTAAACGTCCAATTCCGGCTGAACCAGTCCCATAACCCGGACATCGCCGAACTGATGTTGTCAATGGTGGTCGCGAAATCGTCGGCGGATAATCCCAGGGCGCCGAGCGCTTCCTGAAATTGGGTGCCCCACCAGTCGCTGGAACCGAGAATGTCGTTGAGATTCGTCAGTGCGTTGTACAGGAAATCACCGATCTCCCGCCGGAAATAGATCGCCGCACCCACGGCGACCAGGATCGCGGTCGACCACAAAACAATTGGATTAGCGGCCAGCGCGTAATTCAGGGCCCACACCGCGCCGGCTGCGCCGGCCAACCAGGGCAGCCACGCGGTGATGGCGTCGGAATTGGTTTTGATCCAGCCGGCCACGTCGGTCAGTTTCTCCGCACCGGTGGTCAGCATCGGCAGCAGCGCCTCACCGAGTTCCGCCTTTGCGTCCTCGAATGACGCGGTCATCAGGTCGGTGCGTTCGGTGGTGGTATCGGTCTCGGCGCGGTACCCGGCGTAGGTGGTCCCGGACAGGCCCATCACTTGATTCAAAAGTTCCTGCTGGTACTGCGCGCTGCCGATCGCGGGTGCCAGCCCGGTGGCCGGGTCGGTGATGCCCTTCGCTGCCAGGCCGGCCGCTACCGTCGCGTTGTCGACGGCGACGCCGAACTCACCGAGTGAATCGAACTCGCCCCGCAGCGCGCCACCCAGGGCCGCGGCCGCGGTCGGGACGTCGGTGCCGGCGGCCAGGGCCAGGTCACCGGCCGCGGTCAGCAGGCCATCGGTTTTACCGGCCGCTTCCTCCGCGGAAAACCCCATGCCCTGCACCGCGGTGCCGAACGTCGCCGCGAGGGACTCGTACTCCGCCGAGCTGATACCCACACTGGCCGCGGCGTTATCGGCGAATGCGTGGACCTTCTCGGCCGCGGTGCCGAAGGCCCGGTCCACGCTGGTGGCGGCCAGCTCGGCGTCCTTCGCGGCGTCGACCGCGATGGCACCGAACCCGACCAGGGCGAGGCCGGCGCCGCCGGCCCAGTCCGCTGATTTGTCCAGGCCCTTCCCGAATTTGTCGAACGCGCCGGCGGTCTTGTCGACCTCTTTCCGGGCGTCGGACCCGTCGGCGACGATGTCGATCTGGATCTTGGGGTTACCGGCCACCGGATCGCCTGCCCGCCTTCCGGTTTCGGTGCTGTTCGTCCAGGATGTCGACCGCTGTCCAGATCACCGCGTCGTCCTCGGCCAGCCACACGGACGGCGCGATGGACGTGGCGATGGCCAGCTGCACGATCAGCCGGGCCCTGGACCCGGCTGGGTAGGGTCCGCCGGGATGTCGTCGTGCCGGGTGATGCCGTCGACGGAGTCCCGCCACAGCTCGTACTTGGTGTCCGCCGGTAGTTTCCCGAGTCGCCGCAGGGCCCGCCACACCGTGAACGCCTGACCCTCGATCGCGTTATCACTGACCGACCCCCGTTTGTGGGTCCGGATCATCGTCTCGAACGCGATCACGTCGCCGAGAGTGGTTCGGACGTCGGGATACTCGTCGCCGTTGACCATCCGGACCGTCCACTGTGCGGCGCCGATCGTGACGTCACGTTTACCCATCCGCGGTACCGCCCTTCACCTTGTCTGCCAGGCGGGCGATCTCGGCCCGGTACTCGTCCAGCCATTCCGGCTGCGTCTCGTACGCGGCATCGGTGACGAACGGCTGCGACCTGATGTTCCGGGCCGGCCAACCCCAGTGGATCGGGCCGGCGTACGGGACCCGGGCGCCACCGCCGGTGATCTTCACCCGGTGCGGCGCCCTGGTCGCCTTCGTCGACCTGGCCAGCCGGCCCGATACCCGGGGGGCGCGGCGTTGCGCCTCGGCGACGACGATCTTCCCGACCTTCTGATTCGCGTCCTTCAGCTCGGCGACGCCGCCCTCGAAATCACGCAGGTCCTTCGCGAGTTGTTTGACGCCTTTCACCCGGACGGTCGGCTGCCCCGGCATTACGGGACCGCCGGGGCCAGCACCGGCTGCCCGATGCAGTCCAACGCGAAATCACTGGTGAGCATGTCACCGTAATTGTCGGCGCCGACCCGGAACGGGTCCAACACCACCTGCCCGGTGAATTGCCGGCCCAGGTCGGAGTTCGGGATGAACTCGAAATCGACGGTCAACCCCGGGCTGGCCCACGCGAGTTCAAATAATCCCGATTCATTTCCCAGGTCGGTGTCCAGGTTCCCGGTCAGCTGGAACGAATAGGTGAACGACTCCGGCCGGGAATTGCCGCACAGCTTGAACACCGGGTCACCGCCACCGTTCTTGGTGGTCTCGATCGCGGCGTTATTCACGTAACACGAGACGTCGATCAGGGTGCCGGTCTCCCCGATTTTCAGGGTGCCGGGGCCGAGCGTGCCGACGTCGGTGGGGAGTCCAGCGGGTGCGGTCATCAGGTCGCCTTCCGTGCGTGGGTGTTCAGGGTCAATTCGTAGGCGGGGAGGGCCGGGGCGCCGTCCAGCCCGGAGAACTGCGCCGGTGTCCCGGTCAGCAACCCACCGCCGGTGGCTGCGTGGACGGCGCCCACCAGGTCGTCCAGCGCGTCGGTGGCGGTGTTACGGCCGGCGTCGCCGACGATCGCGAGCAGCCGGAACTCACCGTCCCACCCGGGCCGGCCGAACCGGAACGTGATGTCCGGCGGCCCGACCAGCACGCACGGTGGGTTGACGTCGCGTTCGTCGGTCACCGCACGCAGCCCGGCCGCGGTCAGCCGGTCGGCGATCGCCGACTGCGCCGCGGCGATACCCAGGGCGGCCACCGTCAGCCCACCGCGGGCATGGCCCAGTTCCCGGACCGCAGGGCCCGGGCGATCTCGGGATCGAACCGCGCCACGTACAGCACACTGTCACCGAAGGATTCGACACCGGCCGGGGAGTTCCGGCGCCGGACCAGCCGGGCGGCGAGCATGACGGCCGCCTGGTAGACCTCGGCGTCCGGGGAGAACGCCGCGGCGGTGGCCGCGGTGATCCGGCCGCGGGCGTCCCGACCGGCCGGCACCGGCGGGATGATCAGGTCCGGCCGGGCCCGCTGGACCTGCGGTTCCACCGCGGCGGAGCACCGGGTGATCAGGTCGTCGTCGGTGGTGTCGGCGCCGTCGATCCGGAGTTGCTCCTTCACGTCGGCGACGTCCAGCCAGGTCGGCGCGAAATCCATTGCTAGGGCACCGTTGTCACGTCGGCGACGACGACGCCGCGGGCGTCGTTGAGCATCACCGCCGAGTAGCCGAAGATCCCGATGTCGATGCCACCGTTCGGGATGTTCACCGCCTGCACCCGGAACGGGTTACCCCGCGGTTCGTAGAACGTCACCGCTCGTTTGTCACCGCCGACAATGGTATTCGGGTCCAGGTTCGGGTCAACGAAGATCCGCAGGTCGGCGGCGGCCGCGGTGCCATCGGTCAGGTTCACCGACGACGCACTGGACGACGTCAGCCACCACGGCGCGTCGGCCGTCGTCATCCCGGTGTAATCGCCCCACACGTCGGCACTGACACCGACGAATGAGGGCCGGGCGCCGATCTTCGACAGCTCGGCGGCGATCGCCTGCAGGCCGGGGATGAAACCGGCAGCGACCACCGGGGTGCCCTCGGCCTGGATCGCGTCGGAAATCGACGCCTCCTGTTTCATCGCGTAGTCCATCGCGGCCGCGGTCAGGATCGCGGTCAGCAGCGAGGAATCGCCCAGGTCGACGAAGATCCGGTCCACGTCCCAGCCGCCGGCGTGCCGGACCGCGGACGCGGTGGCCGGGCCGAACGTCACCGGCCCGGACGGGATCGGGGTCTTGTTCCCGGCGTACGGGCCGACGACCGGGCGGGTGCCCCATTTCCACCCGTTCACGGTCATTCCGGTCAGCACCCCGGACGACACCGAATTGGCGTAGGGCCGGTTCGTGTTGACAGGGGTCCACAGCTCGTCAACCCACTGCGGCCTGATGAACGCACCGTCGGAGGTGTCCGCGGCCGGCACGATGTCACTCAGGGCCGCGTTGATCCGGTTCGCGTCGGTGGTGTCGCCGATCATCAGCGCGACGTGTTGCATCGCTGCATCCAGGGACAGGCCGCGGGTCCGGGCCCGGGTGCCGCGCCGGCTGCCGGTGCCCGGCGCCCGGGCGACGACGGTGGTGGCCGGCGGTGCGGCCGGCGGTGCGGTGGTGGCGTCGGGGTCGGTCACGTCGGGGTCCTCTGTTTCGTCGTCGTCGTCGTCGTCGACGTCGTCGACGACTGCAGCGGGGTCGGGCCCGGCCGGGGCCGGGGGTGGGTCGTCGGATGCGGACGCGACGATCCGTGCGTCGGCGAATGCCGGGATGCTGGTCAGCGCGACGGCCATCAGGTCAGCGGCGGTGACGTGCCCGGCCTGCAGCTGCACGTTGTCCAGCTCGACGGACAGGGCGTCCCGGACGCCTTCGGATGCTTCCAGCAGTGCGGTGTCACCGTCCGGGGTGGCGGCCGCCCGGAACGACATCTGCAGGCCGGCCGGTGTTTCCGTCGCGGTCAGGGCGAACCCGACCGGGTGGGTGCGGCCGTGCTCACTAAAGAGCTTGACCCGGCGCAGGTCGGCCGGGATCGCGATCACGCCGGCCCGGACGGTGACCGGGCCGGCGTTGGTCCGGCCGATGGTGCCGTACGGCAGGGCCAGGCCGCTGATGGTCCGGTCGGCGCCCAGGTCGGCGATGACTGCAGGGACGGGGGTGATCAGGGTCAGGCGCAAGGTTCAGTCCTCAGTGGGGGCGCCGGCCGCCGGCCGGTCCAGGGCGGTCAGGGTGGACGTGTCAAACGCGGACCGCCGGCCCGGCGTGACGATGTCGTCCATCGACAGGCGGGCCGAGATCGGGTCCAGGTACAGGGCCAGTCCGTAGTCCAGCCATTGCTGATTTCGGCCGTTGAGGGTGGCGTATTCCAGCGAGGCGCCGACGCTTGTCGCGTCCAGCATCGCGGCCGGCATCGACACATCCCGGGCGACGTCCAACGCGGACGCGTTTCGGCCCTCGATCAGCAGGTCGCCGGAGTCGATCGGGTGCGAGATGATCTGCACCGCGGCGTTCGTGAACAGGATTCCGTTGTTGTCCTGCAACGCTTGTCGGGTCTGCCCGATCAGCTCGGCGCGTTCCGCGGCGGTCAGGGTGACGTCCGTTGTCTGGTGCAGCTCGATCCGGAACGGCCGGCGGGCGATGTCCGCCGCGGACGCCTCCAACGCGGTGGCACCGCGGATCGTGCGCTGACCGAAGTTCAGCAGACCCTCATGCGGGCCCGGGAGGTAGACCACCCTGGCCGGGTCGATCGGCACTCC